ATGGCAGCATTATCACTAACAATTTTCCCATCAAAACCCACGAAAGCGGGGAAGTTCCCAATTTTCATTTGTATCTACTCCAAAAATAGTAGAGAATACATCAAAACAGAGTATCAGCTTGACGATGCTTGTCAATGGTACAACGGTAAAGTTGTCGCCCGTAATGATGCGGCGATGGTAAATAAGCGCCTACTTTTTGAACTCAAAAAGTATAAAGAACGATTACAGTATATCGATAATATCGATTACTATTCAGCCAAGCAAATCAAAGCTATACTCATCCAACAAGATACGACCGTACCTGATGTACGCACCTTCAATGAATTCATGCGCCAACGAATAAAAGAAATCCGGGAAGAGGGTCGGGAAAGCTACGCCAAAATGATGGAAGATACCATGAAGGTGTTTGATGCGGCAGAAGGTGATGTGCCTATGGTCATCATGAATCACATCACCGTTGAACACTTTGACCGATGGATGAAACTGCACGGGCATACTGATGGCGGCCGACAGATCAGATTATGCCACATCAAAGCCCGGGTAAATGAAGCTATCAAACTTGGTTTGCTTCGATGCGATAAGCACCCCTTTGCTTACACTACTATTCCGACGCCGGAACCTCGGGAATTAGACATTCCCGTCGAGGCAGTCAGGAAGATTATCAATGCAGACGTATCACACAGCCGGCAACTAACATTGGCCAAAGACATGTTTCTAATTTCATTTTACCTCGGCGGAATAAACTTCGCTGACCTTATACAAATAGACTTCTCAGAGGAAGAAATCAGCTATATACGTCAAAAGAGTAGCGAACACAAGAAGAAGAACCGAAAAATCAAAATTAGCATTTGCCCGGAAGCTGCCTATATATTAAATAGGTATATAGGGCAAAATGGACTACTGGAGTTTAACTACAAATATACTTCCAAGAACTTGCAATGCTACATCAACAAGTGCCTCAAGCTTCTGGCCAAAGAGCTTAATATTAAAGGTAGTCTGACCTATTACTCTGCTCGCAAAACATTCGCCCAATTTGCAGCTGAAATAGGTATCCCCTATCCTATTATAGAGTATTGTCTAGGTCATTCCATCAAAACAGGAATCACCATCAATTCTTATGTCCGGGTAAAACAGTACCAGGCTGATGCGGCAATACGTCGAGTAATAGAGTACGTAAATGATCCGGAGGCATTCAAACCATATATTGAGATGAGAAATCAGATGCAAATGATGGCAATGATGTAAAGAAACAAGGGGTGGCTTACTCTGCCGCCCCTTCTACAAATTCCTTTAACCGATAAATTCTTAACGGAAGGTCCATAACACTCCCAAATAAAAGTTACTTTTTATTATCTTCTTCCGTTTGAGATTTTTTTTGCTTATCTTGTTCTTGCGCTAACGTAATTTGACGATTGATTTCATCAAGAATACTATCAGCAACACGATTTACCATCGATTCCATTTCTTTCTTCGACATTGCATCAAATTCATCATCATCAAGCTCTGATGTATTAAACATTTGATTACTTGAAATTCCTCTTTTATAAATGTACATAGCTTCCATAATCATTTTTTATAATAGTTCGAGAAAAACTGATGATTTAATTCTTTCTGGAAATAATGTTTTCGCTTTATCCAAACAAAACCATCACTTTTCGATATTATAGCCACATCTACAGGACCACCAACAGATTCTTCAGATGACATCATTCTTCTCTTTAAAAATGTAAGAGATATCAAACTTTCTGCCATATCTGCCATATCCTCCTTTTCTAAGTATGCAACAGTATCAACAAGTGGGGAAATATATTGTTTACCGATAACATCATCAATAGCATTATCAAACACTTTTTTAATTCCCGATATATCAAGATTTTCAATTGCAGTAGATAAAACTGTATTTTGATCTGAAATTTTAATAGTGTTCGAGACCAATCCAGAATAAGCTTTTAAAGATTTAAAAAACAATTCACTGATGAAATTTTTCACACTCGGATCTATTCCAGTTAATATAGTTTCCATCACATCAGTTTGAGCAAATGGACATATAGCAGCAGAATTACTTTCAGAAATTATAGCTTCTGATTGATGATCATAATAATATCTTAGCACTCCATCAAAAGCAATTGCAATATTAATAGGCATTAAAGAAGGAAATATTTCTTCTTTTCCATAACCAACAAATACAAGTCCAGTATAGCCTACAATATTTTTACTCGACTTGAGCAATAAATAGAAGACATGTTTTGTCAAATCAAATAATTCTTCTGGAGCGCCAGTCTTATCAATAATATATTCATATAAATCTTTAAATATATCAGTGCAATACTCTTGAAACCTTTCAAAAGTGTAAGATGCCAATCCTTCACATTGATGATGCTGCTCATAAAAAACTTTCAATGCATTTAACCTATCTTTGATTGTCTTAAATAAATAAGATTTACTTGAATCAGTTACCTCACCACCAATTTGGGTAATGGCCCTACTCTCTATTTCTTGATAAAATTTAAATAATTGAAAACGCAAATATTTCTTTTGAAGTTCATCAGAACTAAAAAAATGATTATCAGTTAAAAACTGAATAAAGTCAGATATATAACCTGACACTGAATCAAAATCATTATCACCGAGTCTATCACGGTACAATTTTACAATAACATCCCATGGAGTTCCCAAAAATGAAGATGAACTATATATCATAACAGCTACCGGATGGAATTTGGATAATGTAACAATCTTAGTGGCTTGATTTAAAACCTTACGTCCTAATGCTCCATTTATAGTAGCAGCACTGTCGGCTGCAATGGCTATTGCATGTTTATTTAATACTCCAACTATTGCTGTCATTTCACTATGCTTTTCATGTTGAGAGTACAAATTGAAACATTTTTTTTGTAACTGAAAAGAATTAATAATTATTTTCCTACCACATAAACAAATTATAGCTAACACCTACACCTGCATACCAGCCACATGGATAACCATAACCGACTTGCAAGCCCAATCCCAAACGTTTCTTCTTCGGTGTAATGGTATGATAGATGTCATTCCTCACCGTCTGATACACCGTCTTAGGAAATACCATCAAACTATCCAATTTCGGCCGATATCCGCTCACCCATGCCCGGTAAAGACTATCCTCATAATACGCCTGTTCACGTAGTACAACAGTATCACCAATACGCATAGTATCTGTTAGCCGGATAGTCAACAGAGGAGCCATAGGTGGAGAGATAAGTAACGTATCAACCTTTACAACGGTCTTTACCTTCGTCTCGGTATGTATTTCTGCCGGCAAAGGCTCATGCGGACGGAACCAGGCAACCACACAAGCCACAGCCAACAATATGACTAATATCCAAGGCAGCTTCTTCATAGTTTCATCCTTTAAAGTAAACCACTTTACCTTTCTTCCCATCGTTTCTCATGTCAAGATGTACCCAAGTAACATCCTGCTCCAGTCGGATAGGATAAGGCAAAAGAACCTGATTAACTTTTATCCAGTTCCTGGCTTCCAACGCAGTCATGCCTTTCACATCAAAATCTACCGCCGTTCCTTGGCTATGAGCTGACATATAGACCTTTTCAAGTCTCGTCTTCTCGGCCACGAGACTACATACATTACAGCGAAGTCCCCGCTGGGTGAGATTACCACCAATCTGCCAATTATTGACATGAATAGGCTTACCTAGTCTTTCCCGGATAACAAGTAGTGTCTCCAGCAATCGATCATCGAAGAACTGCCAAGCATTATCACCGAACTTATTATACACATGTTTGCATACAAGTTCCTGAACGTCGAAATAATCTCTAATACTCATTTCTGCACCTCCTTTATTTTTTTGATTAATTCCAAAGCGTCTTTCTCCGATGCACACTTAACGATATTGGCTATCACTCCGGGTAACTCTGCCGCATGGCTACGCTTTCTCTTATTATGTTCCCATACACTCCGAAACTCAATAATCAATACACCAACTGTGATGATGATTGTCATGTATGGCAATACATACCAAGTAAAGAGCAATCCCAATGTGTCAAACATCAATCCAAACAACATCATACGCCAGTAGTCACCAGCCTTGGCAAATGTCCGACGCAATCCCTTGCTGTCGACCTTCTCTTTCATCACTCTCGCAGTCTGTACGCCATCCCACATATCAATCAGTACGGAGATGAACATTACTAACCAGCACATCAATGTCACCCCGATATGACGATATAGGTTAGTCAAATCCAACGCATGTAAGAAATCTAATACATCTTTCATTTTCCTTTCACTATTTTAATTATTAATACTACCTTTGTTATCAGATTGGTCTTAACGGTCAATCTGATACATGTCGTTATCCCGCCTCGCTTGTGAAAAGTAAGACGGGATTTTACTTTATTACGATTTTGAATAATGCTTGGTCTGCTCGTTATTCTTGTAAAATGTCAAACCGTTAGAAGGAATCAAATAACAGGAATAATCATCAGAACCTACTTTTTGAGAACAAAAGATTGTTCCACTGTCTATTGAAGTTTCATTATATAACACATTATCTACATATCTACGCAGCCTAAGTCGTGGAAGATAATTAACAATACCATTCCATTCGCTTTCAAAAAAGCTCAAGCTCCCAACTTCTATACCGTCTTGAGTGTACATTTTGAGACTATTAGTAACCGGGTCTATTTCTATACGAGTACCATTCGAGGAAGTGGAAATCTTACCTACTATCTCTATTTCTCCATTTTCTTTAATTCTAAAAGAATCATTGGGGGACTTTATATTCTTGAAGACTCCACTTGTCGCATTTACCTCACCATTGAATTTATACTTCCTGTTTTCAGGATCAAGCTCAAAAATGACTTCATTATCCACCAAAGCGAAGATACCGGATCGTTCAACTCCATCAATTGTAATGCACTTATCCCCCTGGACTATGCCGGTCAAAATCGGTTCCTCGGCTGTTCCGGCATTCTTCCCCGTAAACAGCTTCGGAGATATCATATACTCGCTGCCTATCTGCACTTTATTGGTATCCCATCCTACAAGCCAATCGGGTACATTTGACATAACTTTGGAGATTGAACCCTCAGTGAGCAACACATAATCAGGAATTGACTTTTCATAGGTCTTCACCGCAATACTGTCATATGCCGATGATATGTCGAGGGATATATTTATAAAGTTAAGCGATTCTAAAGGTTGACTGGAAAGTACTTCAACACCTTCCTTTAAATAAGATATACGCCATTTTTCAGGAGTATAATCTTCCTTAATATTTCCACTAATACGGTATAACTTAGCTATGACAGTATTTCCCGAAATTGGGACACCATGTATGTCGCACGGGATATCATTAATCCGAGTGCCGTTCATATAGAACTCTATCTGAAATAGAACGGCATCCTTTCCGTCTGCACCTTTCAGGTTTTCCTTAACTTCAGGGGAAAGATTATCCCAGCCAAGGATCACATCTCCCATCGTGCACACGTACTTTTTCTTGTCTGCGTCCCACTCCCAAGAAATCGCACCACCGGCAAGTTTACCGGATTTATCCGCTGCAAACCGGGCGGAACCGTCGCCAAATTCAGCTGTTCCATCAGGATAGATGCAATAAACTGTATGTCCGCTGCTATCTGTTCCTTTAATCAAGCCATTCTCGCAATAGAAGCCTTTTAAACCATTTGCACCGGGTATATCACCACCGATACGCATTTTTACGCAGCCGGCAAAACTTTTACTATTAATGCCAAAGAGAATGTCAATGGCGGGTTGTCCGCCTTCGTCCGCATGAAGATAGATAGCTGATTGTCGATTTATATTAATAGTATTACCAAACTGTATAATTTCATCACCTTCAGTTGGTATAGACATATCTGATAATCCGGAGACTACTGCTTCCATGCCATCTATATAATCAATACTTCCGGAAAATTCACTAACAGGAATTACAATCGTATCAACGCCATCTATCTTGCGAATTTCCGATATCTCTACCCAATAACCTTTTAATGTTCCATTTTGCCAATTCTGACAACGAAGGATATCATGAGCGACGAAGGACATTTCATCTTCTTCAATAGTGATGAACCAATTTTGCTTTGCATCATCCAATATGGCACTCTTTATCTTACCGTTTGCCTGAGTGATTCCAAGAGCTCCTTTTACAGCACGTATCTTCTGGATCAAGAGTTCAAAAACCGTCATCGTTTCACGCACAACAATAGAATCTATTTCAAGCTTCCATTTTCCCGATACATACTCCCATATTTTCCATCCGTGACCTGCGAAGCCGGACATGAAATCTTCTACCACTTCTACCACATATTCTCCGGCAGCATTCAAGATTTGCTTACCAGTTTTCTTTGCCGAAGCAAGCATACCTACAATCTTTGCTGTACTTAATATAGCCATAACTATAGTCTTATTATTTCAATCAAATTAACTCCAGGCACATAGTTCACGCCTAAAGTGTTCCAGAAATACACATCCAATAAGCCATCGCTACCAACTGTTACGTTGTCAATCTCAACGAACTGAGTCATATTGTTCAGTGGGCTAAATGAAATATTTGTCTCTACATTGTTAGCCGAATAGAATACCGACGGAAATTGGTCTGACGGAAGATCCCTGTCACAAGAAAGCAATATTCTTACTTTATAAGTTCCTTCGGCAAATGCTTGAAACCGAAGCATAACCTTCAAACCGGTATTACTACCTGAATTGTATCTGCTAATGTACTTGGCAGGATATACACCGCTATCGTCTACATTAGGCTGACGTACATCTGTATTAATGGCTGACCGGTCCACAGTAATCTCACCGGGATAATCAGCTTTTCTTTTTAAGTAGTTACCGACTTCATTGCCGCTGGCATCCTTCAATATATTAGTTGTATAGTTAGTTCCTTGCACAATCGACATATAATTTATGATCTCGCCATTGACCGTATCATAAGATATATTATTGCCAAGTTGAGCGAATGAAACGATAGTCTTTCCAGCAGTACCGCTGCCGCCTTCTTTCTGGAAGTTGCAAGTTATTGTTTTATTACTCTGCACATTATTAACGGTCGCTGTTCCGGCATTAGTTCCTACACCGGTACTCGTATCAGCGCCACTCCAACTACCGATAACATAACCATCGTTAGCCTGTGCGTTAACGCTTGCCTGGCCTCCCTCGGCAACATCCTGAACGGCCGGTGTCACAGTACCGTATGCAGTGTTATTCGCCTTTCCCGTTACTGTATAAGATACGGCCGGACGTTCCGAATACAAAATAGATGATGATTTAACTTCCGACTCACCAAAACTGTTTTTAACCTGCACGTATACAGTCTTGGATGCATAACCAGATGAAAGTTGATAAGAAAAAGTTTTCGATGTGCCGACAATCCAGCTTGCACCGGATAAGTCGGAAGTCTCACCAACCTTGTAATGGGTAAGTCCGCCAGTCATATTGAGAGTTATAGAAACCAACTGTTCGTAAGTAACCGTTACGCCATCATTGATTGATATCGAATTGAGTACTGGAGCGGTTTCATTCACGGATAACCTTGCGACAAACGGAGCCTTCAAAATATCCTTCAACTGATTCACGAAATAGTAAGCATCCGTTTTATCTTCCTCTGACAATGTACTTTCAAATTTAGCCGTATACTTCTCGGCACATTCCAGGAGCAACTCGTTGAAATTCACATTTACAAGCATTCCTGAACCATGAGCCGCATAGCTATATCCGAATATATTGTCGGAAACCGTGAACGCATCCACGGAGGTTATTCCGGATACCAGGAATGACAAGTCCTTAAAATAATAGTTCTTAGAAAATGGAACCAATATTTTCCATGTGACAGTATTGTCGCTTACTACCTTTTTAACAACCGAACTTAACCGCATACAGATGTATTCATAAACTTCATCCCAGGAAGCAACCCAGAGACTGTCATCACCGCCTTTGCCATACAAGTTATAAACAGTCTCTAACAATTCTATCCGAGTCAAATCAACCCGGTGAGAGGTTATGCCCACCCAGTATGGATTATCGCTTATGTGTTGTTCCGCTAATTCCGCCAACTTCACATCATTAGCTGAGGAGTTGGTTCCGCCATAAGTCCTTTTCTTATATAATGATCCTGTTGACTTCAGATATATCTTTTCCAGATGATGTAATGAGCTGCGGTAGAAATCAACGATAGGAGATTCATCAGCAGCAGTAACATAAGCACTATTACCATCAGGCAAACCCATGATCTTCATGCGACGATTGATTTTGCTCAAAGTTTTCTCATAATCTGCCACAAAGCCTTTCTTTATTTCATCCGGCTTCATTTTATCGTATATTCTTTCGTCAACATTGTGGTAAAGCATAGAAACACCCCAATCCTTTATCAAATCAAGCTCATCCCAGGTTATATATATGCTATTAGTGCTGGTATCCTTGATAAGCCCATCCGGATTATATTCGTTTCCCCAAGTTGGCCATAATGCAACACTAAAACCGAAACGGCGATCATTGCCGCAGCCGTCAGTATACACCAGCGGATATTCTGGTGTATAACCGGTTGTCGGTGTGTTGCCTAGATGGAAAAACTCGCTGTCATCAATCCATTTTTGATTGATTCTTCGCCAGATACGTGCATAGGCCCCCTCCACAGAGTCATCGGCCGTATAGGTAAATGCAAAATGCTTGTCATATTTAAGAGGTGCAAAACTCAAGTTTACAGAATCCGCACTAACACCAGAAGGAAGAGCAATACTAAATTCGATAATCTCTCCTGCGAGTTTAAGATATTCGAGGGTCAGCATCAAGGTTGAACCGGCCGGTATTGCAGACTTGCATATCACGGATAACTTTGTCTCAAAGTCTTCCGTTACATACATCTGTTTGACTTCAATCGATCCCGGATAGAACTTACCGGCAGAATCTTTCACGGTTATGTTTTTAGCCGCTAAATACATATTATTACCCAACGGAGAATCGCTTACGGTGTACTCTTTTTCAGCCCCTACAGAAGTAGGAGGTTCGGATAATGACACGGTACAAGAATAGATATCATGTTCCTCCCCATTGAGTGCATAAGAACCAATTACTTTTTCTTCATCAGATATCCAGATACCGCCGGAAGCGCCCGATATCCCTTCAAGATAATCAACCCTCGTAAGGAGCTGTGCCAGATTCTGTTTTTCCGAATTAGTATAGTCATTCGTTGAAAGCCCTTTACCGGCTATGCTATCCTGCTTGGAGTTCACTGCACTAACCATTTCGTTAAACTCGCTGGCAGAAAGCGTATCGCCTGTATTTTTGGTAGGAATATTTATATTTGCCATATTCTTTATTTTTACGTTATACCAATGCAAATGAGAAAGTATAAGGAAAGCCGGATGAAGGAGGTGTTACACCACCTTTAATAACAGATATAGGTACAAAGACCATTTTCTGTATCCTTTTGTCATAGACAGGAATAAGCATATTATCTTCATCTATACTGCCCGAAAACAAGGTTGGTGCGACATAGCTCCATTCGTTCTGTCCCATGACAGGAAGAGAACCAATCGGAGCAATATCGACTGCCGAATTCACATTATTAAGATCACCAAATGATAAATCAGAAGTTTCGGCTGAAAGCTCCACGATCGCGTCTTCATCCTCTTCGATAAGCGTGTCGATATCCTCTTCAAGCAAACAGCTTATCAGTGCGGATGGGGTGTTTTGTTTCGGAAGACGAACTATAAGTCCTTTTTCAACGACAGCACCACCCAATAGTCCTAATAAATGGTTGGTGAAATCTGTCTTGTCTTTACGAAGGAATATTTTTTTCAGTTCCTCGTTATTAGTTGCAATTTCAGCCAGTACTCGTAAGGCTGACATTACATCGGTATCTTTTACTTCCCCGGTTGCAGTATTCTGTAACAACAGGCGATTGATCAGGTTGCCATCAATCTTAATCCCTTTTAGAAAGTCGACAATCGCAGAGACCTCGCTATCGTCCACCTTACTAATAAATTCTTTCAATGCCCGAAGCGAAGACATCACATTCTTATCCGTCAGCGATTTGATATCATCCTTTTTCACGATATCGACACCTTCACCGCCACCTTGGATGATGGTAGAACCGCCACCTGTACGCGTCACGGAAGCCCCAACCGGATATTTCTCCGATCTGGGCTTTGCCGGTGCGGTGGATGATATTATAGCTACTTTCCTCATACTTCAATCATAATGCATTCAAACCGGTTCATCTTATAATCTATGGAGCCACCGGCATTAATGAATTTCTTACCAACCAAAAAAGTGTCGGACAATCTTGTTATCGGAGATAAATCCGCACGCTCTTTTATTTCCTGGGTAAGCTTAATACGGGTGGCACTATAATGATTGATGCAACGGGTGATCATCATCTCCTCGGGGCGGATTGTATCGTCTAGGATACTGTTATATAGGTTGTCTTTCAGATAATCATTGCCTAACATGACCTTACTGTAACATGCCCCATCCTCATTATAGGAGGATATTTTAAACTCGATCTCGTCCAGCTCGTTGATATAATTTTCATTGAGGACGTTTTCGTATGTACGATCTGAACTATTATCCTCCTTTTCTATTTCTGGTGTCCCTTTATACAATTGAAGCTTTAAATTACGCATGAAAGTATAATAGGGATATCTCTTTATTTTCCCGCCTTCCCCGTAATTATTAGGCATCGGCCTTAATACGGTTAGTTCTATTTTTCCCAATAGATGATCCTCTTTCCTGATCGGTATGGCATATCCTTCGGAGTCTATATTCATGCTATACTTGACATTGTTTTCAAAGTTATTCCAGCTATACCATATTTTCGACTTGTTATATCCACCGCATCTTATAATGAATCTTGTCTCCTCTTTTACCCATTTACTGCCATTCCAGTATTTATCACCGATCTTCAACTTGAATTTGCAGCAATTATCACCGGCAACATTATTCCAGTTTCCGTCACCTTCCTTGCCCGGATCAGTATATAATGAATCAGACTGAAAATATTCTCCGCTCAGCAACAGATAACTGGTCGCGCCTTCATCCGGTGGAGATATGACGGTATCCACCAAGTAGTCAGGATTGATCTGTAATACAGGAATATCATTGTTTAGGAATATCGTTAAATCGTCCAGTAAACTATAATTCTTATTACTTAGTCCCATGCCGATAATCAGGATATCTTCAAATCTTAACGTTGAAGGTTCGCCATCAGCCCATTTGTATTTTGACTGTTTGGCTATCAATGATCCGATATTGTTGATAACTGCATTATCCGCATTACTTCCCATTGGCTCCAGGTCTACGTTGATTTGCTGCAATGAATCCTTATCACTAAACAGGTTGTTAAATCTCTTATTCGTGTAGAACTTTACAAAATGAGAATACTTGTCTCCATCAATTTTTCGATAGTACGGGCTATCTTTAATCAAAGGATTTAATAAAGATGAGTCGAACAAATCCGGAATCAAGTCTTCCACAGCATAGTTACTGCATGTCACAGTCGCCTTGTTGTAACCCGGAAGAACATCCAGCGAATGGTTTGATCCGGCAAAGCCTATATCTTGAACCAACAGCTCGTTTATCCGGGCATCAACTTTATTTCCTAATCCGGAATCATATTTATGATATGTCCCGGTGTGGTCCACGTCAACAAAATAAATATCACCCTTCCAGTCCGTGCAGGTCCAGTTAAGGAATTTACAAACTTCCTCTAAAACTTCCTTTAACTTCATTGGCTTATCGTCTTCATCGAAGAAATTCTGTTCACTCAGTGTCATACCGGCAAGCACATTTTCTTCCGTAGAATATGCCTCCTGGCTGGATGCATACACATGAGGGATAAAGACAGAATTATATTGTCCGGAAGCTGTAGAAATACACCGTTGTAATAAATGCCATATAGAAACAAATGCTTTACTTTTCCCTTCAATCGTATAGTCTATAAATTCCAATACAGACATAGCGGATATACATTCTATTTCCAAGACGAATGTCTCTGATGCGTAATCTTGTGTATAGAGTTCCGGCTTGATGAAACCGCACCAAGTTATAACACCAGCTTTCTTGAATGTTACCCGATATTGCCGGTATTCTGTTGAAAACAAGGTTTGCAGGTAATCATTACCGACAACCTGTAATTTTGCTGTTGAAAATCGGGTAGGTGTGTAAAGAAACTCTTCGCCCTCTATATCTACTGTAAACGGGGTAGCACCGGCGGTTAATTCCGTCGGTGTACCTTCATATCCATCTTTTTCGATTTCCACCACACAAGGAATATTATCCAGCGTGGCGAAAGGAACTGTGTAAATCAAACTATAGCTCATAATTTCTTTCCGGTTGATTTCATATAGTTTTTCAATGAGAGATAGATATCGGAACCACGCACCTTATCGAACCCGATATGGACTGATTGCCCTTGCGAGGAACCTATTTTACCCGAATTGATAGCTTCGAACAAATTAGATTGCTGCCTACCGTTCAAAATCATTTCTCCGGCATTAACCCGGGCTAGAATCTTGTCACCTGAAGATGGTCCACCGGTAACAATGCCGCCGCCTGCAAACTTAGGGATTACGGCAAAAGCAGCTATAGCTGCGGCAATGGCACCTCCAATGGCAACAATGTTCCAGGGAAATGGCAAACTCGCAGCACTCGCACCGGCAGCACTCGCACCTTTAGCGGTGTTGGCGGCTACCTCGGTAGTAGCCGCAGTTTTCTCTACCTGAGTTTCTGCAATGGTTGCAGCCGCACCTTTTGCGGCGTTGACTACTTTTTCATCTGCGGTGGCTTTATCAATTACAGCCTCTGCCTCTTTTGCCCTGGCTAATTTATTGGTCAATTCCGTTAATGTCTCAATAGTCTTAATGATGCTCATAATCCCGTCAATGGTGTTTGTCATCATATTCCATACCGCCATGATACGCTCCCAACCGGAAGCGTCCACATCATTAAAGATATCACGGAGACTCTCAAAAGCACTGACCATTCGGTCGGAACTGCTGGCTACCTCCTTAATCCCGGAATATATTCCCTCATTCAGTTCTTTCCTGAACGATTTTATATCTTCCCGCACTTGTGCCAACTTGAGAGCATCTTCCAATGTGGGAACATTAGCTATTCCATTGGCTATTTCGTCAGAAATTTCCTGCCCTAACTCTCTGTAACGCTCTTTCAACTTTTCAGCGTATTCCTTAGCCTTATCAAGATTTTCAGAGGCAATATCCGCACTTGATTTCTTGTAATCAAACGTTGTATCACGAGGCTTCATTTTTATTGGGGATGAAAGTAGCTTTGCATTAAGTTGCATTACCGCAATAAATAAATCCGCCTCCTTTCCAATTCCTTTGATTCCTGCAGCACTCTTGGCGGCCTCAATTGAAAGGGAAATGATACTTTCGTCTAATTTCTTTTGAGAAGCAAGGCCTTTGGCTTGCTGTTGCTGAGCCTCCCGCACCTTGGCATTATAATCTTTCTGAACCTTTTCAAACTCAACCAGAGCGGCATTCTTATCTTGATTGGCGATAGCTTTTTCGGCGGCAGTTTTGAGATTTCTAAAGTATTCACTTTCCAAAACTTCTTTATCTCCGGTTCCTTTGGCCTGCGTAAACATTTTTATATTTAGCTCTCCAAGGGCTTTATTGTACTCCGCCTGAGTAATCTTGCCTATTTCCAGTTCTGCGCCTAGTTCCTCATACTGCTTTCTATATGATTCTTGCTGCTTTTGAAGAACGGACTTCTCATCGCCTTCATTGGCATTTCTTGTTAGAGTTGCCTTGGTTAAATGCTCCCCAGCTCTTTGAGTAGCGTCACTAATAACTAATGCATTTAGAATGTATTTTTCCAGCGCATTGCTTACATCTGAAATAGAAATGCCTCTATTTAAGTTGCCATTCAATTCTAATTCTTCGGCTATAGCATTTTGATATGCAAAGCGATTCCTTTCAGAAGTTTCTCGACCTGAATACAATTTAGCAAGCCTATCCATTTGGGCTGTAGTTAAACCGATATCTCCAGCTAATTTAGCATTCCGTTCTGTATATTCCCCAACAGTATTAAAGGCATGTTCGGTGATAGCTGCTTCTTTTAACAGCTCAACTCTATCTTTTACCAGTTTATTTAGTTCTTCTTGCGATTTATTTTCTACTCCAAGCATTTTTTGTAACTCGGATTGTGCTGTATTAATAGCTTGTTGACTTTTTGTTCGATCATTCATTATTTTTGCTAAAGCCTGCATACGAGTTATCTCTTGAGTAACACCTGCTGAAAGAAGGCTTTTTTTATAATCAGAGAATATATTCTGAACACGTTTAGCCTCCTTGTACATTGCAACAAGCTTTCCTATAACCGCAGTGATGGCAGTAACAATAATCATTGGTTTAAATGCCGCCCACAATGCTTTTATTTGTAACACAAGCTTACCCACGGCCACTTTGGTTACATTGCAAAATCTTCCCCAAGCCGATTGTGATTTCACTGCGGCAGCTTCTGCGGCTGCAACTTTAGCAGCTTCCGCCGCAGCAACCTCTTTAGCAGTCCTTTCCGCAAGTGTTTTCTCTGCACTGGCAAAATTCTTTTGTGCTATAGCCAGCCTTTCCCGTGCTGCAATAGCATCGTTATATGTCTGTGCTTGTAGATTGGCATTCTGAGCAGCAATAACCTCGGCTTTAGTAGCTTCTAATGTTATTTCTGCGGCTACACGTTCTTTTGTTGCTTTCAACATAGCCTTAGCCGTGGACCGAGCATCTACGATCTTTTTTGCGTCTGCTGCCTTTTGCTCTGCATAGGCAACTTGATCCGCTGCCATCTTCTCTTTTTGAAGTGTTTTTTCGAGTGCTACACGGGCGTTAGCCTCAGCCATAACAGACTGTGTTTTTGCCTTTTCTAATGCTACCTCTGCGGCAATACGCTGTTGGGTAGCCTGTACCAGCACAGCGTTACTTTTAGCGACATTAGCCTCTATCATGGATGTGGTGGAAGATATGCTTGCCCACCATTTCGCAGCATGGTTAAATATACTACCCGTTATAAGTGCCAAGGTTCCGAGAACTATATTCTCGATATTCTCAGCAGCGGATGAAATTGCACCCGTAAGCCAGTCAATCAGGGACTTGTAAGAGCTTTGCACACCGGAACTATTGACCAGTTCCGTAAAGGTATTTTTCAGTCGGTTTACAGAGGTTTCCAGGTTATCCGTATCAATATCGGGAATCATCTCGTTAAGTGCTTCGGCAAATTTAGGAAGTACGTCCGCACTCATAAGCTTACCTTCCTTCATCAGCTTGTCAAGCCCACTTATGGAAACACCGGCAGCTTTTGCCATCGCCTGTAACGCTACAGGAAGGCGTTCACCCATCTGCAAGCGGAGTTCTTCTGAACTAATCTTACCCTTACTCATCATCTGGGAAAGCGCAAGCATGACACCGTTGCTATCGTCCGCGCTCATGCTAAAGGCCGTACATGCTCGGGAAACAGATTCAAAGACCTTGCGCTGATCCATCATCGACATACCGGAGATGGACGCGGCGGCTGTAAACTTTGCATAATTAGCCGTCAAAGCATTAATCTCCAACCCGTATTTTTTTGCCAGGTCCAATAGATACCGTTGGTTATCCGCATACCGGGCCATTCCACCCGATACGTTTTTCAAAGCAGTAGTAACCCGATTGGTTTCCCGGGCAACATCAATGAACCGGGAAACAAAATTGCTCAAACCAATACCACCGGCACCCAATGCAGCCGCAAAGGTCAATATCTGCATCTGCATTGACTTAAACGCAGACTTTACCTGATTGGTACCTCTCTTGAAATTCTCCGTTAAGAGATTGATTGCTATACTGAATGATAATTTACCTGCCATAATAATCAGTCTTTTTAGTTTTCATAAATTCTTCAAACCGAGCCGCGTCTTCCCTGATAGCCCGTTCAGCTTCTTTTCGCATCTCTTCTTCTTCCCATGGGAATATAATCAGGTCCCGGGCACCATTCTTCATTTTTCTACTATCAATATGAGGCAGCATAGTGAAGTACGTCCACATGCGGGAACCTTCCATTTCTTCCTTACGTTTTCTTTCATAAGCTTCCAGATAAAGAGGTAGATCGCACAATTCCATTTCATTCAAAGCATAATGAGCATCCAGCCCCGCCATTATCAGAGTAGATACAATGCTGCCTATATATTCAGGGCTACCCTCGGTACTACCGAGGTCAGATACGGTTGTCTTCTTCCGAAATTGGTCTACAATCTCCATAATCCTTCCTAAATCGGAAGACATGGCATTCATAAACCTTTCGTCTGTCAGCACTTGCCGGAATACTTCAAATGTATACCTGGACTTATCGCTGGTGATATACATGACATAAAGCAAAGATTCTATATCTTCTTTATCCGTGTAATCCATCAGCGAAAAGGATTTTTCCCGTAGCTGTTCCCAGCGTATGATTGCCTTAATGGTAAGACGTTGGTATTTCATTCCCGGTGCCATGATCAATTTGGGCGGGCAAGGAATGCGAGGCGGGGCAGGTCTTTTATGACCTTCCACACTCACATCGCACACAGCAATAAGAACTAAAATTAAAAGTGCAACACCTGCACAAAAGATAAATATGCTCAAGTCCATTATTCATTCATATTAAAAAAGGCGGCCATCATAGGACCGCCTTATGCATTTGTTAACGAATTCTCAGTGTCACGCTGCAACCGGTTCTATCGGAGTCAAAGCTCCCACACCTTTAAAAGACGCGCTCACCGAAACAATCTGCCCGTTATCCGATTTGATGGACAAAGAAGTGATAATCACTTTTCCCGTATAATTTGTTTGTGCGGTATCTTTGGTGAAAGTGCCACCGAAGTTATCTTGATCCGCGGCTTTCGCACTGCCAAAGAAGAAGTCCAGAGGATCACCCGCTATCTGCTTCGCAAGCAAGGTATCAAAACTCATTGCGCCTTCTTTACGCGTCAAAAGTGACTCGCTGGAAATGGTGAAACTCTTCTTTCCGGCAAGAGAGCCGGCCCAGTCACCCATCATCTTATTGGAGATATCCAGTTCTTCTGTACTGATATCCAGTCCTGCACTTGATCCGAATGCTATCGGGTCTTCCCCGATAAAAAGCATAAGTTCACCTCTATGGATGTCTTTGCTTGAATCTAATTTCTTATCTGCCATAATTTTAAAATTAAAATATTACCATTCTATTAAAAAATCCATTGTCTTGGCATATTTGGAGTCAGACCGTTCCTTAACAGTTCCGACAGCCCTGATACGCATCCATGGATTAGTAAATTCACCTTCTAATACATCCTGGATAATACCGATAATCCTGTTGGAATTATCCATAGTGCTGCTCACCGCGCAAATATAAAAATGCATGACACTTGTAACACTCCCCATTTTACAGGTTATCGGATCGGTCAATTCGCTATCATAATACACGGCATCACCAGTTGTTCCCTCATCAATGTATACCGGGAATATCTTGTCCTCAATCAAGACTTTCAATTCTTCGGAATCAAGAAGGATACCGATTATTTCTTGCTCTATTTCGTAATCATGCAATTTCATACACATTTCGCTTTAACTTTTTCCACAAACTCCGCTATCCCCGTCCCGATCTCGACCATGGCCTTCTCCTTATCCAGATCATTTGTATCATTCCAAAAATAATTAGGAGTAGCCGCTCCCGTACGTCCTCCTTTCCCGCCACGCTTCCGACTTTTATGCTTACGCATACGCTCTACTGTTCCCAAATCGACCAGGTGAGAATGGTTTCCGCCATTCTTTCCTTTCTGAAAACCTGCGAGAACTCCCAACTTTTCTCTTTTGACTCGTACAGTGAATGAACGAAGCAGATTACCGGTTTTACCTCCCGGACCGGCACGCATCCGTTTTTTTAGTCTTTCCATTCCACCTCTTTTGATAACTTCACCACCTTTGCTCAGGCCGCTCTTTATGGCGGAATCCTTGTCTATCCCGGATAAACCGGCGGTCAAAGCATCAAGAGCCTGCTTGTTTATAATCGTGACTTTTATCAAATTTTCCTTCATCAGTCGTTTACTTTTACACAGGTTATCAGGCAGGAATTATCATGAAATTTACGGTCTATGTCCAGTATTCTATAAATCTGACCATTATAGATAATTCGAAGGTTATCCGTTATAGACTCGTCATATCTCACCCAGAAAGTAATACTCAGATCAATAAATTCCTCCTTTGCGTTCAAGGTCACATCATTGGAGACTTTTCGTTTACGACGCTCTGCGGGAATGTTCGTCAAAACGGGAACCGGTTCCCATTTCTTCACCCTCTGGCCGCTATCTGAACGTACTGTTTCCGCCCTTTGAAAGGAAATTACTTCACGCGGCATCATACTTCACTACCTCCTCTGAATTTAATGAACGGAGTAATCAAATCCTCCACGATTCCGGTATTATAAGGGCGTGCGTAGGATATTTCAGAAGTAGTATCATACAGCGTAGCCACTTTTACAATGATAGCCGTGCGTAGAGCCTCATCTAATTTTCCCTCATCACTCAAACAACCATCGTCAGACAATGGCCGCTGCAACCTTTTTTCAAGATTGCTTTGAGCGGCTTTAATAAGCCTCGTCAGACGGTCATCATCCTTACCATAATCGACATAACCGGGTATTGATTCCTTTACCTCTTCAAGTGTCACGTATAATTGAGTAGTATATTCAAATGGAGTGATGGAGAGGGGGGGGGGTCCCTCCCCGCCCGGTTAAACTTACTCCTTAGGCGTTTTCTTCGCAATAGCAAATGCCTCCGTGCGGACGGTGAGCATATCGAAATCAGTATTCAGCACGAAGTAGATGAGGTTTTTCTTTGCTCCGGTGTAGGGGTCTACAATCATGTGCATCTTACCGAACTGGCCAACCAATTCGTAGTTGAAAATGCCAAAGCCGAGTACGTCGTCACCGATATACTCGGTCATGAACACCGGATAGCCGTTGATCTTTCCATTCTCCAGAACCATCAAACCACTTCCGGCATCCTTCGGAGTAGCTTCCAGTTCCGCATAAGTCGTAGCAGAACATACATAAGCCGCAGTACCGTCAAACACGACACCGGTTTTCATTACCGCACCCTTAAGTGCTATAACATCTTTCCAGGATAATCCTGCACCGGCAGCAGTAGAAACCGCTGGAGTTGTCGCAGCCGCAACATAGCAACCGTCAGAGGCCTTGCTTGTGATCTTCGTAGTCTGGAACATCCACTTGTTTAACAGACGTTGCAGCCCCATCACCATCTGCGTACGCACAATTTCCAGCAGGGCGTTATTACTTTGGTCAATAGCACGGTTGGAAACCGGAATAGCCAGGGAAACACGCTTGGGAGAAGGCTTGATTTTTGTAATGTCAATCTTGGTGTCTGCGACCTCCGCGTTTTCGTCCTCGATAGTGGCTTCGATGCCTGCAACAACGGGTAATACCCAGTCACCGACAAGCCCGTATTGCATTTTGCAACCCACTTTGTCCAAGATCAAACCTTTCTCCAAAGGCTGAATAATCTCGCCAATAGTCAGCGGAATAAGCGGTGTCACCGTAGTACTGTCCTGAATGGTGTCAGCGCGCGTCAAAGGAACTTCGATGGTATTTCCATTCATAACCCCTTCGCAACCTTCCGGCAGCGAGCGGTTGTGTACGAATGAGGCAACGGCACCGGCAAATACGGCTTCCGCTCTCATTTCCTGTTCGGGAACCTGCACACCGGATATAGCCCTTTCCATTCTGAGCTGTAAAATCTCCTTTTCCTGTACAAGAGCCTCTTTTTCTACGATTTCGTCATTAGTAAGGCTTCTTTTCTGTGTCTCCAGCATGTCCGCCATCTCTCCCAGGCGAACATTGATTTCCGCGATTCTTGCACGTGATTTCTTAATTTCTTTCTTGTTCATCTTTTTAAATTTTAATTAGGTTTCTCAATGCTTCTACTTCTTGTTTATATTCAGAGGGTTCAAAGGAACTTTCGATGCTGCGTACATTAACGGCAGTGCCCATATAAGCCGGGCTTGCAACAATACTGACTTCACGGATAATGTCTATTTTATGGACTTTCCGAAGTAAAATTCCATCCGACCGTTTTAGCCAGGTGACATTCTTTTTTTCATCAGTCCAATAGCCGAACGAGGAACCGAACAGATCACCTCTTTTCACCATTTCGACCGCATATTCACCGTCCGGGGTTCCCGGAGCGGTAAAGCTATACCCCAGACCATATCCATCAAGGCGAAGACTGAGCGAACCCTGTCCCTGTCTGCTGCGTGCAAGCAGTCTTTCCCCGTTGTGTTCAATCAGCGCCCGAATATCACTTGTACGGATCAGTTCTTCCGTGATTGCACCCGGTTCGATGATTTCGATAAAGTATTTCCGCAAAACGGGATCATACATGTATTTACTTTCCTGGCCGATAGCAACTGCATACCCTTCAATTCCTCTTTCGTTCACCAACTTCGGGGATGCGTCACCGCCAAAACTTCTAATTTCCAGCTTTTCCATATCTACCTCTTTTACACTACTGAATCTTCTCCGTTCGTGGGTGGCACTTTATTACCACTATTTTCATTTTTAACATTCTCATCCTTACGTTTAGCTCCAATTATAGGCTGAACATTGCAACTGATCATTGCAACATCACCGCCGGGAACAGGGGCTTTGCCGGCTTTAGCACGTAATTCATTCACGGTAGAAAGTCCGTTTAGAATCTGTTTTTCGTAGAAAGTGGCAATGGTTTCCAAATCTGTCTGATAGAAAGATTCAATATCAAACCGGATGCGATACTTGCTTGCTACCCTCCGGGGGATGAGTTTCATAAAGAATTCATTCTCAATCTGCCTTAAAATAGGCTGTAAAGTTCCAGTCATATACTGTACCTGGCTCATCTCGCTAGCTTTATAATTCTGACTCTGTCCGGCAAACGCCATATCCGGATGCACACCGTAAAACCTACAGAGTTCAAGTACAGTAAATTTCATGATCTCCAATAGCTGAATATCGGCGGGCGACATGGAGAGAGCATTAAACTTCAAAAGTCCCGGCAGGTAAGTAATCGTTTCTCCGGATTGCAGTTCTTTTCGGAAACGCTCGGCAGCATCTTCCAATTGATTCTCCTGATACTGTACATATCCTTTGGTCGTAGAATCGGAGTCTCCGCTAATGAAGCCTTTATAAGTGTTTCCCGGTCGAAAATTCCGCTCACTCTGATAATTTGCACTGGCAGATATGTTCATGGTGCTGGCGGCGTAACGGATAGTAGAAACCCCTGTATACCCTCCATCCAATGACAGGTTGCGCAAATGAATAATCTCATCGGGGTCCAATGTTTCATAGATGTTGTTTACCGGATCATTCACAAGGTAAATATTCAATAGCTTGTCATAACTTACACTTCCCGGAGACAATAGTACCAAAGACTGAAGTTCTCCACCCCTCCAATCCGGATAGATATAAGCGTTGCCCTGATTGATCATCATGATTAAGGCATTCCGTATCATTTCAAAAGCCGACTGCCTGCCATTGGGACACAGTGACAACAGATAGTTGACAGGATTGTCCTCGTCAACCATGAACACACCGTTTTTTTTCCGAAGCAGTTGCAATGGGAGGGAGGCAATACTTCCGCTTAAAATAGAGACACAACGGTAAACCGTTGCCAGTTTCATCGCCATTTCCGGGCCGGTCACGGCGGGAGCAGTATCCTGAAGCATCCTTTTTGTTGTACCCGTTTCGGCCACTGTTTCAAAATAGCTCCGTTCTTTCACCGGTTCAACAACCGATTCCGGCGTTTTCTTATTCCAAAATTTAAAAGTCATCGTTCGTAATTATTATATAAATAAAAAGTCATTACTGTTGTGATAACACCGTCTATCTTCGCATTCTGGCTTCTTTTTACAGGTTTGCGATTCTCCAATTTATCTTCGTCGATTACCGCATTCCCAAAACAATACCAGTTTATCGGGTTGTCATTAAAGGTCACGTGCCCGGTCTTGGCGGATATCTCGAAACTCTCCACGGGACTTGTGAATGCGCCGTATGTCTGACTGATGGGAGTCAGCACTTTCTTAGCTCCTGAAGCAGACATGATGTTCACAAATTCCAAGCTCTTATAAGGGTCGTAACCTATGGCAAGGATACATAACTGTTCCCGGTTACGATGGTTGATATCATCCGCTATCAGGCGATAGTCTATTACATTTCCCGGAAGAAGTCTCAGGTGCCCGGCATCCGCCCATTTTCTGTATAACTCCCGGTTGGGATGTTCCTTCAATGCACCTTCTGGAAAGTAATAATCAGTATGCACGTGGAAATTTCTGATATCCGGCATGTAGACCGTATAACTGACCGCGCTAAAGTCATCGCATACGGAGAGGTCTACGGCTACCATTGCATCGGGACGACCTTTTAAAGAACACAAATTATCATCATTCCGAGCCATAGCCTCAACCTCAGAAGAAGTAAACCATACCTTACCGGTATTCTGCACAAACATGTTCAACAGCTTAGTGCGGAAAGTCATCATGTCGTCCGCATTCAGTTGGGCTTTCCGATATTCGTTTTCGTAGTAGTCCGGTTGTACGGTGACTCCAAGATGCGGCTGCACTTTTTTCCATGTACGGGGATCATCCTCCGCGTCGTCCACATCGGGCTCGAATATGTGCGCAAAAATGAAATCATTATCAATCTCTCCGCGAAGAACGGCCTTGTATGAATCCAACATATCCACGAACGGACTTTCCAGCTTGTCACTGGCCGTTGTGATCACCACGGTAAGAGGATTCACACGGGCTCCCATGGAAGAGGTGAGCACATTTTTAAGAGCCGCGCTATCAGCTTGCGAATACTCGTCAAGTATAACCATGGAGGCGTTCAATCCGTCCAACTTGTCTGCATTACTGGCAAGACACCGGGCAAACGAGGTCTTACCCTGCATCTTATTGAACACCTGCTCGCGGTTTATCTTGAAATGCCGGAATTTCGGATCAAGACATTTAAGAATTTCCTTGATTTCACTGAAGCATATCTGTGCCTGGTTGTAGTTATTGGCAGCTACATAGGATTGAGCATTCGCATCCCCGAACAGAAGGTCATAAATAGCCAATGAAGCGACGGAGGTAGTCTTGCTATACTTACGGGGAACAAACAGGAGAGCATCACGGACCAGCCTTTTCTCTTCCGTCTTGTAAAAGCCCAGAATATTTGCGAACTGAAACACCTGAATGGGAGTGAGCTTGTACCGGGTACGTCCGTTCAAGCCGGAGAATTGCAGACTCTCATAAAATACGATGAACTTCTTCACCTCGCCTATCTTGAACAAATAGGTATCCATCAGGCGGAAGAAGCGTACAATGGAAAGAAGCTCATACAGGTTATGACCGTCCGGGTCGGCTCTTACACTTTTGATATACATGTTCAGACGGATATCTATCCTGTCCAGATGATACTTATGCAAGTCGATCTCCTGAAGTTTTTCCTGAGTCTCTTTCTTTAGTTTCCTTAATTCATTTTTATCCGTCATTTCTCATATCATTAATCAGTTTGGAAATAGCATCTTCCTCGGTGGAGGCTCCCGCCGTGTCGAGGGTCAAATGCAGCTCACGGAGCCATTTCCGGGACTGCTCACTCAGCTTCAGCATGAGGTACATTTTCTGAACATTAGGATTATTCCCGTCCCTGTCATCGAACACCCCGGAAGCCTCATCCAATTCTCCGCCGAGTTTTCCACATTGAGCCAAAACGATAGAAGCCTGCTCTATTGCCAAATCCATGGCCTTAGAGTAAGTCTTCTGACCTTTCATCAAACTTTTTAATTTTCGCTCAATATTCTTCTGTTTCATACACACAATTTATGTACATAACCTGCGCATCAATATATTTGGGTGGCACTTATCTTTAAAACCCTCCCCCGGTACATCCTCCCCCTATATTTTCACCTCGTGCGTGTATCTATAGGCAGGAGTGGGTTTCAGAGGGATGCCGCCCCCTTGAAAAAAAAACCTCCCCGTGGAACAAAATTTTAACACTTTGTTCCACGGGGAGGGCGAAAAAGTTCGATGAAAAATTACTTTAAAAACTTATCGATAAATGATTCTGTTGCTCTGCGTTGGTTTGCTTTCACGGCTTCTTTGGAATGACTAAACATTTGTCGGTGAATATCTGCATGGCACGAATGGCATAGACTCATAAGGTTATTGTATTGGAACATCAAGGCATACATTTGGCTTTCTCCAATGACAGACTCCACAGGTATTATATGATGCACTTCTGTAGCAGGAACTATCAAATCACTATTCTTGCACAGTTCACACAAAGGATTATTCCTCAGTTTCATGAGTCGTAGCTTCTTCCATTCTTTTGAGGCTATCAGTTTTATATAATACGGGTTTCTACTCATCGTTTACAGACTTATTAGAAATTTTTCGTTTCGGTTTCTCAAATTCTACATGCTTCTCTGCCTCTGACATTTCTTCAAACATCATCTCTATATCATAGGGGATAGGTTCAGTCTGTGTATCGCTGGCAGGATCAGCAACACGGAGGAAGCAATGAATGAGAGACTGAATAATCTCGTATACACTGTTAAAACCGTATTTAGCCTTGATTGCATTAAGGCGTTGATAAGTTTCCGGTGTAACCCTTGAATACACTTTCTTAGTTAATATTTTCTTTTTCTTTCCTCGCATATTAAAGCCTCATCAATTTATCACGTTTATATTCTTCTGCATACTGTGAGTTAGCCTTATTCCTGGTAACATAGATCACCGTTGTGCCGGATACCCGGATGGGATAGAGTTTCTTTTCTTTTTCCCTCTGCCGAGCAATGATTTCATCAAGGTTGCTCACGTTGGTTGTAGTATCCGGCTTACGTTCTTCTGCCGGGCCCTTGCGCTTCTTGTCTCTATTATTCTGCATTTTAATCTTTTTAATAGGGTTATCTCATTTGACTTAATGTTGTATCATCGAAATATTGACATGCTGCATCATCAGCCATTGCCGCACTTGACCCGCCTAAACTACACTCACAAAAAGCGTCACATTCTCCACATACACGTGAGGAAAAATCACGGTCTTTTATCTCGCCATCCTGGCAGGCCATATTTTCACAAAACACCTTCTTTTGGTGATATTCACACCATCCGTTACCGAATGAATCTTCATTGGCGAATAGTTTGCATTCGCCACATACTTGTTTCTCATTCATATAAATGTTCCTTTCTATCTTTGTTATACGTTAATCTTCATATTCATCATCGAAATATGTCTTATCAATGACTATTTTAGTCTTGAACATAACAAGGTTAGCAACATACGTCAAGAAATTATTATGCAGGATACCACACGTAAATGGTATTTCCATAGAAGTACCTTCGTCAAGTGTGATTTTCATATTTCTATCATAACTCCCTCTTTTATGCTCGTATGGTAAGCCAAGCATAGAATAGAACTGTTGTCCTTGTTCATTTTTAGAATCTTCGTGAAGTGTAATGCTGCATTTTTCATCACCACATTCAAGTTTCATATTATACCAACCATATCTTTCATCCCTTGATATTTCAACCTCTATCGGTTCGTCGTCATATTCGTGCTGCTGTTTAAATTTGTCAACAATATCAGACACTCTAATAACTTCTTTGCCACGAGTCAGGAACTTTCGAACTAGTGGTACATAGCTTTTCGCAATTGCTTCATTGGCTATTATATCAATTTGAGAAGAAAGAGATTCATTTATTACCCCCATGACTTCCGGCATTGTAAAGCAAAAAGATGGTGACATTTGATTAAGTCGGTTTTCAATCTCTTTTTTAAATGGAGAATTATAACCAGTATAATACTCTTTGATACATTCGACTGCTCCTTTTAAAGCATATTCATTAGCTTTTTTTTTGAATTTCTTCCATATCAAGCATAGGCTCGACAATTCTGTTTTCTTTTTCCATGATTTATTTCTTTCTATATCGGATTTGAGGGTTATTTAATTTCTCTTATTTCATATTTCTGCTTACCGAAGTAAAATCCAAAGCATAGCCATTCAAACTCAAATTCATGGTTGTGTAAATTGATATTTATTGCCGGCAACAATGCCCAAAACTGAACATCAAAGTCAATATCTATTTTAAAAGTCCTTCTATTCATATCTAATTTGTTTTACGCCAAATTATTACTCACATAATCCATGAAACATACTCATACAGGCGTAACCTCCCTCTGGTTCGAAAGCGTCAAGTGTGGCGTTCTTATCGGTCACATACCGAAATACATCTTCTACTGTTGGATATTTCCGATTGGCACAGGCGTATCTGGGAATGAAACCCGACTTAAAGAATGATGCACCGGGACTTAATGCTCGGACTTCATCTTCTACATTCCTTAGCCTGCTACACATCTCCTTATCATTCAGAAGCATCTTTATATTTTGCAAGTTTGACATCACACATGGAAAACAACCAACTCGCGAGAAGCCTCTTGAATAAAGCGGATTTGGTTTCTGACCAGCATTAAGAATGCAATCTATAACTTCCTGAGCAGTCCATCGAAAAACCGGTCTTAAAACTGAGGCATCATACATTTCACACCACTTCTTCACATCTTTCTTTCTATATGAGGCGAATTTTCCTTTTTCATTTGGAGTAAAGTACAACTTAAAATACATGCACTCTTCTTCCATAGATGAACGCTTATAGCTTTCTGACGCTCGTATTCCTTCTATGATAATACAACTTTCTTGGAGTGATAGTATATAGTCAACCATCGGCTTAACTTTGAGGTCAACCGTGCAAAATCTACGAATAGGCTCCGGGAAACGTCTGTACTTCTTGCATGTTTCTATGAAATTAAACTCCGACTTAAGCGTTGTTATCTTAACGCCCATCTGCTTACATACATCCGTTATGTGCTGGTATGTATCGGGATGTTCCCAGCCAGTGTCGCAAAATACGGCTTCTATCTTATCGGCTCCGTATTGCTTAGCAGCTTGGATTAAGCATGCTTGAGAATCCTTGCCTCCGGAGAAACTTACGATTATCTTCATTTGATTCCTTTCTGATTTATTATACGCCAAATAGGCTTGTTTGTACTAAAGTTCCTTTTTCTGTTTTTATCTCCCCAAAACATTCACAGCGGAAACGTTCTTCCTGTGCTTCAAAATACTCCTTATCTATTTCGGTCGCATAAAAATCGAGTCCCAATTTATAAGCAGCTATTCTACTACTTCCACTACCCAAATGAGTATCTAGTATTTTATTCCCAGATTTCGCGTAATTCTTTAATATCCAGTGATACAATGAAATCGGTTTTTGGGTTGGATGAATCCTATTTTTGTCCATTCCTAAAAATCCTTTATATCTTATTTGGGCAACCCGCAAAACTTTATCGAAAGATGTCCAAGCAAGTTCACCATCAGCAAATGAACAATCACCATATATTCCTTTATCCCAAAATATCCAGCTTTTGGTATTGGGTAGATTGAAATAATTTCCACCCCATATAATTTGATTTTTGCTAACCCTAAAGAGATGCATAAAATAAGTGTCGCCAGGAGGCGCGAAGTCCCATCCCTTACCTTTCTTATATTTCTTATTTTTACCACTTCCCATTGTCATTTCAGAAGCACCAATTCCATAGGGGGGATCAACAATAGCCAAATCAAAAAAATTATCTGGTATACCCTCCATGTAATCCACACAATCCATATTATAAACTTCACTTATCGGCATTATTTATTCTCCTTTCTGAATTAAAATAATGATTGCTGCACACGCGATAACACTAATCTATTGGCTTCACGGAAAAAATCTTTTTTGATTTCAAATCCGTATCCTTTACGTCCCAACTGAGCAGCAGCCAATAAAGTTGAGCCACTTCCGGCACATGGATCTATAACCACATCGCCTTTGTCGGTGAAAATCTCTATCAACCTGCGAAGCAAAGGAACCGGCTTCTGTGTATTATGAACTTTTGGCGTTTCATTATCCCGTACCCAATCAAAGCAATTGAATATCATCCTCCCATCGTTGTTAAACTTTGGAAGCTTATCACGGTAAAGCAATAATCCGTATTCGCAGTTGCCTACTATCTTCATATTGGCTTTCAAGACTTGTGCGGAAAAATCTTTTCTGAATACAAGGTTAATGTAGTTATTCAGCCCGTATCTTTTACCAAGTTCAATGTATCGGAACTGGTCCTCAAATTCACAAAAGATTATCATGCAAGGTGCTTTGCCTTTCTCCTTGGGTTCCTTTACAAGCATTTGTGAACAAAAGTGCATAAACTCAGCCGGGCGGAAATCCTTATCAGTGTCAAAGAACTGTTTGCCTGCCTTGTCGCTTTCTCCATTCTTGTTGTCTCCATCAACGTACCATGATGGATTAGAAGCATAAGCGTTATTGCCAAGATTATATGGAACGTCGGCAATGATTAGCTGGGCTTTGGGTAATCCATAGACCTTATAATTTTGAAAGTGGTCGTTAAATAATTCTATATTCTTCATTTTTTAGTCGTTTATTAAAGATCATCTAACTTAGGCATTATCAATCCTTTCGTGTCATCCAAATCACTGTGAGGAAAATCTAATATGACACATTGATAGTTCTTCCCAAAACTCATACGCACCTCTTTCGCATTCACAGAAGCACATACATCAGAAAGATAATATGGATTTAGTACAATTTTCCTTTGATCACCCGCGATCCATTGATCGAATATCTTTTGATAGTCCGGGTATTTCAGCGCGTCACCCGAGTAGAAGTTGATCTTTATACTATAACCGTCTCCCTGCACGAAAAAACCGTCTTCTTCAACAGACACAACATCATACTTCATCAATAGCTGAAATCCCCGGGCGTGGAGAAAATGACCGTTTAGCAGTTCTATTTCCGATTCATCAAAATTAGAAATCTCACTTACCTTAGCTTTAATAAGGATATGGCCATCACATGCAATCGCATAAGGACCATCAAAATAGATGTAATTCAATACCGGACGCAACTCATCAATCGCGCAAACCTTATGCAATTCAATGCCTTTTTTAAAATTATGTCTTACCTTTTTCATAATCACTCTACATCTTTACTTATTAAATTAATCTTTGATATACAGGCGACATCCCGTTTTGTCTTTAGCCCGCAACAGGAAGCTGGCCGCTTCATCACTATCCACGATCAGTTTAATTGCGGTCAGCCCTTCAGTTGTTGGTTTCTGAAAAAGCAAGGAACAAGGCTGATCGTAATATGTCCAGTAGAAGATAAAATCAGCTAAATAGAAGTTATCTATCTGGACGATATATTTAACGGGTGGACGCTGCATGATAATCTTTAGGCTAATTTCTCAATCTGGTACGCTTTTATGTCATTGTACCAATTGGCATTTACTTCCCTGGCTTCTACAGTGAAGCGAACTCTTACTTTTTCTCCAACTACAGGAGCATCTTCTATAGGACCGTCAAAGCTCATCATTGCGAAACGCATCTTGATGGGAAAGCGTTCCAATGTTTCCAAAACAAACTCCTTCTTTTCCCAGTCTTTTCCTTTTTTCGTTTGTCCATGGGTGGTTGGCAATTCCACCAATATTCTGCCTTCTATTACATGACTCATATACTAACTTATTTAATTATTATAATTATAAATTTTCAGCCCTCTAATGTCGGTACCCGACAACCCTGCGGGCTGTATAGGACAAGTTGCCGAAAAGCGTTAAAAATGCTATTTTAAAAGCGTATATTGCTTATTATTAAATAGTTATACGCGCACCATAAGGAGCTTTCTATTATTTATATAATTTGTTGATTATCAAATAATTACAACTTTCTTCGAATTGGCGTAAATATCCCAACCTGGTAACTTGCCAAAAGACGGTCTTTAAATTCACGTTCCAATTCGCCCACCTCTTCCACATACTTCACGCGCTCTGTCGGCCAGCTACGGGCAAAATTGCGGATCGTTTCCCACTGCTTTTTGGTGAGCGCACCATCCAGATACATCTTCTTGTACCGTTCCTTGTAGCGCGTCACGCCTATACGTTGTATCTCACGCGCTTTTTCAAGCTGGGACATCTTTACACCCTTTGTAGCGGACAACTCTCTTACAAAGTTTATCTCTGACCAGTCCTTGTAGAAGATGCGGCCAACTTTGGACAAGAAGGAATTATCGGTTAGTTCAGTCAAAGGGACGGATTGATGTTTGTATACCGTTTCGATGCGCAATATATTGGCACCAACCCGGCGCCCCTTTTCACCGGCTTCAAAGGTCTTATCATAAATCTTTAGCACCTTACGGAAATATTTGCTTTTCTCCGTTGTCTTCTGTTTGGCTTCGGGGTAGTTGGCATCATTCCATAATATCCGGCCGGATGCTTCCTGAACCTGCTTGATATACTCGTCCGCCGGTAGCTTCATCTTCATGGTGATACCGATTTCGTAGTAGGTAACTACAGCGTTTTCCGGCTTTACTGAAAGCCTTAACAGAAGCTCTCTGATTGTCCGGACTGCCATCGCAAAGGTCATCGGGCGACTGTTATCCATTTTTCCGGTACGACCTTTACTCCATAACTTGCAAATTGAACATTTACACCGCAGTTGATTCCCGCGGACCTCAATGAAGCAACCGTCGAAGTTGGCGTACGCTGTTGACTTGTAATAAAGCTCGTCACCTTCCGTGCATTGCTCCAGATAGTTCCGCAAGACAATGGTGTCAATGTCGGCAGTGTCAATTCTTGCCTTTATTGTTATCTTGTCGAACATTGCCTTTAGCTTCATAGAACTGGCAGCGACGAAGGGATTCACCGACCAACTTCCGGTTTAAAACTGAACAGGTGACAACGATGGGCATCCCGAATGGACCAAAAGACCGACAACAGTTAAGGCATTTAACCGCCTCACACCTCTTTACTTCCTTCTTCTTTGCCATAAGGGTACACATCTATAATAGGGGTTTCAACGACTGATCCGATACGGTATTCGGCCATCGTGCCTTTCATCCCTTCATGTAACTTGGTAGTTGCATCCTCTGTTGAGGCGCCTTGTACAAGTACATAGGTTGATGTCTTCTTTTCGGCACCGCTTTTATCATCCAGGGTAATGAAAATCAGTTTGCACTTAAACCAGCGGTCGGCAGCTTCTTCTTCGCTGGGGAACAATTCACTGAAGTTGGCACGACTGATGTCAGATACTGTGAATTCACCCGAGATAAACGGTGTCATTTCCTCGATGATGCGGGCTTCCGCTTCCGTAAAGCTGAGTGCGTCCACCAGATAAGGTTCTATCACTTTCTTATTCATCCCGTTCTCCATTACCTTCTCGTAACGGATCTTACATATAAACCATGTGTGCATTGCCATGACTATTTATTTTTATTGTTCAACTTCTTTATAAATTTCTTGCACCTACGACACAAATCCTGATCGGGAGATGTTTTCGGTGCGTATTTCTCAATCTTATCAGAGCATTGCCGGAGAAGGCGCTCTAATGCTTGCATGTCTGTTTTGCATAATTCCATATCACCTAATTAGCTTTTCCTTCTTCAATCGCTTCACCTCTTTTCGGTAGTAGTCAATCATCGCGCGATATTCAAAGTCTGAGATTTTATTTATCTGATTTTTCATCGCCTCAAGCATCAATACGGTAGGCTCTCCGTACTTGGCAATCAAACCACGTCTGTAGCCTTGTATATTCCCCTCGTCAAAGCGGTTGCACTTCCGGCATTGGGCATTGCAGTTTTTTTCATTAAATCGCGTGGCCATGTGCTGACGGTTGATATAGTGGCCGCAGTCTGATTGGTCAAAGGGAAGGAGCCTTCCACATGAGATACATCTGAACATTCCGTTCGGCATCGCATCCCGAAGCCGGATGAACATAGCAAACGCCGTATCGAGGTGCGTTTTAAGACTACTTTTTGGCATAAGAGATTCCCGTTATCTGTCGATACTGATCATCACTGCGGAAACGTATAGAGTTCTTATAATAGACACCATTAGCCGCCTGGTAGGGACATTCGTCCGTCAAGTCGCTTGAATTGTCATCGGACAGACGGGCGATAATAGCACTCTTACGGTCTTCATCATCCCAGAATACCGCTGTGTCACCTATTCGCGGAACTTCTTCCACTTGATCCGTCAGGTCACAGAGGAAATCACCGTAATGCTCCGGCTCAAATATAACAAGCAGCTGGTTGCCAATAGCCTCAATTGATACACGGCTGCATTCTGCTGGTATCTTATAATCTACCAATTTCATTTTCATAGCTTAATATGTTTTTGAATCGTAAAACTTCTTGTTTCTCATATACTCCTGAGCTACGTCGTACTGCGAAGCAGGAGCGATACGATCATGGATGTATTGATACTTTTCAAGACTCATGCCGGAAAGAACGTTATCGGTGTATTCCACTCTGCTTGAATAAATACATCCAGCAATGACTATTGCAATAAGGATTGCCTGAATAATATACTTACTGGTCTTATTCATGCTTGATTCTCCTTATCTACTGTAAATCGTAATACATCTGATCCTTTACATTCCCAACGACCGTTCTTCTTGTCGGTAGTCTTGACATAAGCAATCTTCTTCTCAGCAGTCAGGCGTTCCAAGCGTCTACGACCGCCAACCAAGACAGAAGCTTGATTTTTACTGAATGTAACCTTCTCAGCGGCTTTCATGATTTCTTGCAGTCTATCCATGATTATTATCCTTTCCTATGAATTTATTTACGAAGTATATCTGCCCTTTGCCGGTGACTTTGCTTGTGGTATTTACTATGACATCACCGTTGGGCTTAGTTATTGTTGTCTTTTTGATTTCAAACAACCCTAACTCCATAGCCTTCTGCGTGGGCTGGTTATAGTACTGGCCTTTATTGCAGAGATAGCCATTCTTGCGCATCCATGCAAATAACCGATTCTGCCCAATGGTTACCCCATTTTGAGAGATGATTTTTGCAAGCTCTGATATCAAGCAGGAACGCTGGGAAGTCGAGACAGCCTCAGCGAACAAAACTTTAGGCTTATTTGCTTCAATCTGTTTTTGCTGCAGCTCAATTTCCTCCTGTTGGTGGGCAGCAAGAAGAAGAGCTTCTTTGAAGGAAGCGGGAACCTGAAAATTTCCATTCCGTCTTTCATTCTCTAATTGTTCCCAACGAAGAATCAATTTTGCCCGGGCCTCATCATTGAACTTGGTAGCAATGTAGAGACATTCAATCTTAGTGAGTTCATACATCGGTCTCATTTCCCCCTTGGCATCCTTGTATTCAACCAGCTTAAATTTTAGCCCGTTAATTTTTACCCATGCAGGCTCCATTGTGCGAATGGCGGCCATTACATTCTTGTGTTCTTTACCTGTGAGTTCAGCTATCTCAATTGAGCTCATCGTTTCTCTAATCAATTCAAGGTTTCCCATATCTTAGTTTCTTTAAAGGGCACGTCTTCAAAAGAGAAGTAAAATTGTCACATTTAAAAATCACATGAATAATTGATGACGTGCCCGAATTATTATTATTTTTGTATGTCACATTTAATTTTTTATACTTATGATTACTTTTATCACTCCAAAACTGAAAGATGATCTTTTAGCAGACCTATTGTCTGTTGAGAGTATGGGTGTTCAAAATAACGTCCATTCCTGTGCTAAAGAATTTGATACTTCCTCTGATATTATTGAAGCTATATATGATCAATTTGAGGAAATGGGGCTACTCCAACAAACTAAATGTTTAGGCGGAACTATAATCTTCCAATTAAAGGCTAAGGCTCACGACTTCTATAGGCATGGTGGCTTTGCCGCCCAAGAAGAAATCTTAAAAGCCAATATTCAAAAACTAAGTGATGAATTAGACCTACTCGCCAAACAACTGTCTCCTGATCTTCTGGAAAAGGCTAATTCTCTTTCGACCATTGGGGCCAATATCCTTACTGCTCTCAGCCTTTTCAAATCCTAAGAGAAAACGTTCCAAGTTTCGTAATGGGTCCTTTGATGAAACATACATCATAGGACTCATTTTATCCTTATAGATTTCTTTTCCATCTGATGTAACAGATCGGGACACTGATATCGGTTTTCCGGGTCGTCCTTCTCTTTTTTCAGTTTCATAGCATACTGAAATCTCAATATGCTTAATGTTCTGTACTATGCCTGCTTTCATATGCTTTTCTTCCTCCTAAAGAAGAAAGCCCTATTCTTTCATATCCTTAAAGTGGCAGTTAGGATATTACCGGAATAGAGCTCTTTCAAATGTCTTTCATTCGCGGAAACTGCCACATAACCGCTTTTATTGCTGTAAAACATTACCTCATCTGTAGGATAAGTGAAAAGGACTGCCTATCTTTGCAAGCGATCAAACATACGACGATAGGAATTAGGGACGCTTCTCTAACAGCCCTTTTTGTATCCGTCTATGAGCTTAGTGACGTTTTACGAATGCAAATATATCAGTAATTGATAAACATAATATCATCAACTGATATATTTAACTTATTTTATATCATCATGGCAGTTAATGAAAGATTAAAGGAGATTAGAGTCTTCTTAAAGATGACCCAAAAAGAAATGGCTAACATACTAAGTATCAGCCAAAACTCTTATTCATACATAGAAGGAGGAAAAGTATCATTGACTGATAAAAATAGAAAGATACTAATTGAAAAGCTTGATATCAATCCAGACTTTCTTGATGGAAAGAATAAACGTTTTTTTATACATGAGGGATCATTTGCTGCTGCAATAAATAAAGCCTCAGCCAACGAACAGACAATAGTAAACTCTGTATTAAATAATTCTGGTGCCGAAAAACAGGAAACTAAAATAGAGACTCGTCCCCGTATTCCCTATACTGCTGCTGCCGGTTCTCTAACCAGCGCCATGGAAGGAATTACATCAGAACAATGCGAACATATACCCCGTATCAACATCTTCCCTGAGTATGATTTCACTATTATCATCAAGGGTGATAGTATGGAACCCAAATACGAAGGAGGCGACGAGGTGGCATGTAAGCGTATAGACAGTACATCTTTCATCCAATGGGGTAAAGTACACGTACTCGATACCGCACAAGGTATTCTGATCAAAAGAACGTATGAAGATGGGGAGAAGATACGTTGTGTATCATACAATCCGGAGTATCCGGATTTCTCGATAGATAAGAATGAGATTTACTCAATGAGTTTAGTTGTAGGATTAGTTAGATTATAAGAGCATGAATAAAATACTAATTATAATTATCTTATTGATGTCTTCCATCACCATTTGGGGACAAAACAGAAGCGTAACCATATACAATAATGGACTAACACATGACAATGTTAGTGCGGACATTTTCAACAATGACACGACTTACATTTACTCAGTTACCACAGCTGCTATGTGGACAGGTAAACTATCAACCAAGATTGTGTATAAGGGACAATACAATGATTTTACAAACTTCATGATACAGCTCTTTCAATTTGCTGAAGCAAATAAAGACAATAGAGGAGCAAAAACAGTGATCAACAACATCAATGTTGAATCAACAAAAAAAGCTGGAGTGAAATGTATCTCTATAGGAAATGGGAAGGATGTAAGTAATACTACCTACAAATCTATAAAGGGAGCACTAGAAGCAATAATTTCCTGGAAAGAGAGTAACTAACATAATTATTAATCCACATAAATATAAAACCATGAGAAACACATTATTGGCATTAGCAGCACTTCTAGTTTTTGGCTGCACAAATAATCAAGACAAAACTGAAATAGTTAACCTAACTCAAGAAATTGAGAAGTTGAAATCAGAAAATGAAGAGTTGAGAAAGACAATAGATCTACTCAAATATCCAGCTTCTGACAGATTGATACAAATCAAAAAGTTGATTACAAATAACAGTTTTGCTAAAGCACAGGAAGAAATAAACCAGCTTCGGAACTTATTTCCTCAATCTTCAGAAGCGCAAGAGTGTAATGTACAGGAAAAAATAATAGAAGAAAAACAAAAAAAGATAAAAGCAGAAGAGGAAAGAATAAAAGCACTTGGATTCAAGGCATTAAAAGAAGTTTCCAACGTCGAAGTTTTCTATAACAAAATCTCTGTAGGGGTATTTTCTACAGCTAAAACATTCACATTTGATGCGTATGATGATAGATACTTTTACAGGACTGCTGATAGAGGCAACAAGTATATTTCAGCTCGCATTACAATTACCTCCACTGATAAAAACCCAAAATTACCAGTATTCTATGCATATCGTATTAGTGGAGACAAACTAATATGTGAAGGCAGTTTTAAATTAGAATTTGCAAGATGGGAAGATTATGCCACTTATTTAGGAAATTATAGTGATAACAGTAATGACTTTTCTAAAACATCAACAATTCCATTTAAAATAGGTATAGAGGTAAGTGACGAAATTGCAACATCTCCATTAGTTATTATTTGCCGGAAACAAAACTGTATGGTGCGTAACTATGACAGATTTGCAAATCCGCCAGTATCTTACTCGATAGGAGATGGATGTACTTATGATACTACTCTAACATTGGACGATCTTAAAAAAGGCTATGCAGCTGTGAAGATATTAAATAGAAATAAATTATAA